GGAGAAGGTTGTATTCCAACCAAATGCAGGCCCACAGACAGATTTTCTAGCTGCTCCTGAAACAGATGTTCTCTATGGCGGACAAGCAGGAGGAGGAAAAGTGGTTAAGCGTGGGGATTCTATCTCCACTCCCTTTGGATGGAAGAAAATAGAGGATGTTAAAGTTGGGGATTTAATCTCTAATCCGTCAGGGGGTGTACAGAAGATTATACAATTACACCCTTGGATTTCATATAATCCCACTCGTGTTAGTTTCTCTGATGGAACATTTGTAGATGTTCATGAGGATCATTTGTGGCAAGCATGGAGAGCAAGGAAGAGTGTTAAGAAGGATGGAGAGAGAATCACTGGCTATAATAGCAGAGAAGTAGTAGAAACTAGAACATTACGTGACTGGCTGGATAAAGGTGAGAGCCCACAAATTCCAGTAACACAACCTATTGTGTTCAACACAACAACGAAAGAGAAAGATAAAATCCCTGCTTATCTAATGGGAGTATTATTAGGAGATGGGTGTATTACATCTAAATCTATAACAATTGCTTCGCACGAAGATGACCAAGAGCACCTATCAAAATATCTCCCATATGGAGATGATGTAGTGTATAAGGGACAGATGATTCGTTTTAGAGGACACACTAGAAAATGGATTGAAGAGAAGCTTGTCCTACATAAACTATTTGGTACTAGAAGCAGTAATAAGTTTATCCCTAGGGTGTATAAGTATGCTCCTCTTAAAGAGAGATGGGAGTTGGTTAGGGGGTTAATGGATACAGATGGGTACTCAGCACCAGATAAGAATGGATGTTATTACACTTCTATAAGTAAAACTCTTGCTTATGATATGGCAGAGGTATTACGTAGTTTAGGTTGTGTAGTTAGTATTTCTACTAAGGAGGGTAAGTATCGAGATAAGGAAGGTGAGATAGTTGTGTGTCATATAGTGTATGAATTATACATTAAAAGTAGGAATGATTCAGAATTATTTAATCTTCCTAGAAAGAAAACTAATAGACCAACACAAGAGATAAGTAAAAGAGTAGTGGGAGTAGAACAACTATCTACTACTGCTACAGGTAGGTGTATTACTGTCAGTGGGGTAGAGGGGCTATATTGTACTACTGATTATATCGTTACACATAATAGCTACGCGTTAATCATTGACCCTCTTCGTTATATTCATAGGGCTGCACATAGAGCATTAATTCTAAGAAAGACAATGCCAGAGCTTAGGGAAATTATAGATAAGACAAGGGAGCTTTACCCACAAGCTGTTCCCGGATGTAAATACAAGGAAGTGGAGAAGAGATGGATATTCCCTTCAGGAGCTACAATAGAGTTTGGATATTTGGAGAGGGATGCTGATGTATACAGATATCAGGGACAGGCGTATTCCCTCATTGCTTTTGATGAGCTTACCCACTTGGCCACAGAGTTTCCTTGGAACTACTTAGCCTCACGTTTAAGAACAACAGACCCTGAGATTGAATGTTATCTACGTGCTACTACAAACCCTGGGGGCGTGGGGCATATGTGGGTTAAGAGTAGATATATTGATCCAGCTTCTCCTAATACTACCTTTGTAGGAGCAGATGGACTTACACGTAAGTTTATTCCAGCTACATTACATGATAACCCTTACTTAGCTAAGGATGGAAATTATGAAAGAATGCTACGCTCTCTTCCAGAAGTACAGAGAAGGAGATTGTTAGAAGGAGATTGGAATATTAATGAAGGGGCAGCATTCCCAGAATTCTCAAACTACCATCATGTAATAGACCCATTCACTATCCCTCCATCATGGGTTAGGGTGAAAGGAGTTGATTATGGATATGCCTCTCCTTCTGCTGTTGTATGGGGGGCACTCGATCCTTCAGATGACACATTGATTATATACAAAGAGCTTTATCAGAAAGGACTTACAGGGGAAGATTTAGGACAACGTATTGTAGAATTAGAAGCAGAGGAACGTAGGAGTATTCCTGGGGTTTTGGATACAGCAGCATGGAATAGAACAGGATATACAGGCCCAACAATTGGAGAGACATTGAATAGAGAACCTTACATGCTAAAGCTGCGTCCTGCTGATAAGAATAGAATTGCAGGGAAGGTTGCTATTCATCAGAGGCTAAAAAGAAGGATTATGCCTGATGGAGAGCTTGGGAGACCAAAGCTTCAAATATTTTCTACGTGCAAGAATCTTATTAGAGAACTATACACTCTGCCATTATCAGAAACTAATAGTGAAGATGTAGATACTAAAGCAGAGGATCATGCATATGATGCTTTAAGATATTTAGTTATGTCTCGTCCTTCTGCTGCAACAGCAGCCCATAAACAATTCCATATTCATACTCACACTTGGAGTCCTAGTGATGCCCAATTCGGATATTAGTAGTTTATTAGGAGCAGAGCCTAAGTATGAGGATGATATGTTGTCTCCTCCTACAGCAGACTCTCTCTACACTGCCCTTGAAAATGAATTCTCTGATCCTAATCAAGAAGGAAATCCCTTCTATTCTGCTGTAGCAGCAAAGATTATGGAGAAGTTTCAGAAGGCTAAACAAGATAGGGAGATTCATGAGGAGAGATGGCTCAGAGCTTTTCAGAATTACAGAGGAGTGTACGGGAAGAATGTTAGGTTTAGGGAGAGTGAGAAGAGTAGGGTTTTTATTAAGGCTACGAAGAATAAAGTTTTGGCTGGATATGGACAATTAGTGGAGATTGTTTTTGGAGGAAGTAGTTTTCCTCTAACAGTGCAGGCTACAAAGCTCCCCGAGGGTGTGGCAGAGTGGGCACATGCTGGAGAAGGGAATACAGATAATAATAAAACAGCAGATATTGAGGGAGGAGTATTGCTAGAAGATACTAGCCCCACTTCTTCCGCTACTAATGCTCCATTCTCCATCTATAACAAACTAGGATGGAAGGGAGATGGCAAAGAACTTCCTCCCGGAGCTACACATTTAAGCCTAGAGATGGAATCTCTACAGGCAGAAATTGATAAAATGTCTACAGAGGGAGGGGGAGAAGCCACATTAACAGCAGGAATCTCACCTGATCCACAGAAACCAACAGTCTCTCCAGCTAAACTAGCTGCTAGAAAGATGGAAAAGCTTATTCATGATCAGATTGAAGAGAGCAATGGAAGTGTAGAACTACGTTCTGCCCTATTTGAAGCATGTCTTTTAGGCACTGGGGTATTGAAAGGCCCATTCAATTACAATAAAACTCTACATAAGTGGGTTACTAATGAAACAGGAGAGCGTGAGTATGCTCCAGAAACTGTTAGAGTACCTAGACTAGAGTGGGTTAGTGTGTGGGATGCCTATCCAGATATGGAAGCACGTACAAAAGAAGAGTGTGAATGGTTTATTCAGCGTCATAAGTTGAATAAAAGTGAGATGAGACTCCTCACCAACCTCCCTTATTTCGATGAAGAGCAAATTGGGATGGCTATTTCTGATGGCCCCAACTATGTTAATGAAGATTTTGAGCTTTCCATTCGCTCAGATGATGCTAATAACACTGTCGTGAATGAAAGATGGGAAGTGTTGGAGTATTGGGGGATGATGGATAAGGATAGTTTGGAAGGAACAGGGATTGATACAGAGGTATTTGCTGACATGGAGGAAGTACAGGTGAATGTTTGGGTTTGTGATAACAGAGTTTTGAGGGCTGTAGTTAATCCATTCATTCCAGCGCGTATCCCATACCTTGTTTTCCCTTATGAACGTAATCCATATAGTATTTTCGGCATTGGTATTGCTGAAAATATGGAAGATAGTCAAATGATTATGAATGGACATGCTAGGATGGCTATAGACAACCTAGCTCTAGCAGGAAATCTAGTATTTGATGTAGATGAGAACGCCTTAGCCCCCGGAGAAAGCATGGAAATCTACCCCGGAAAGGTGTTTAAGCGTGTATCTGGAGTACCCGGACAGAGTATTTATGGTATTAAGTTCCCTTCTACAGCTACAGAACACATGCAAATGTTCGATAAGTTTAGACAATTGGCTGATGAGGCTACAGGAATGCCTTCATACAGTCATGGACAAACTGGGGTTAGTGGAATGACCCGTACAGCTAGTGGAATGTCTATGTTAATGGGGGCAGCTACCCAGAATATTAAAACTGTAGTTACAAATCTGGATGATTTTCTACTAAAACCCCTAGGAGAAGCCTTCTTTCAGTGGAATATGGCATTTTATGAGGGGGAATTGGGGATTAGAGGAGACTTGGAGGTTAAGGCGAATGGTGTTCATAGCCTAATGCAGAAGGAAGTGAGGAGTCAGAGGCTTATGACCCTCATGCAGGTGGCACAAAACCCAGCTCTTATTCCCTTCATCAAGATGCCCACCCTAATTAAGGAAGTTGCGTACAGTATGGACATTGATCCTGATGAATTAATCAATGATCCTGATATGCAGCAGGTTATGGCTATGCTTACAGGCATGATGCCAGAACAACCAGCTATGCAACCACCTCCCGGTGCCAATCCACAAGACCCAACAGGGGCAGGGGCAGGACAAATGGGAGTAGGGCAGGCTCCTATGCCTCAAGAAGCTGGTTTTAGTGGTAATGCACAAGGAATGGCTATGCCTCCACAAGGGGCTATGCAATGAAAGGGTTAGTTACACATCCACAATGGCTGGATTTTCTACAATGGATAGAGAAAGAGAGAGAGCAAGGACTTTCTGTCCTAACTTTCACTGAGAATGAAAATGATTTGTATAGGGTGCAAGGAGCTTTGAAGCTCATGGTAAAGATTAAAGGCCTTAAAGAGAAGGTATTACGGGAGGAGATGTAATATGAGTAAGCTACTTAAAAACGCACATGGTATCTATAAAAAAGGGATTGATGCTTCCTTTGAACTTCCTGGAGCTGCCTCACTTACTCCTTGGGATAGAGCCGTAAATGAAAAAGCAGGAGTTTGGGCAAAGAAAGCTGTTAATAAAGTTAATGAAAAAGCGCCTGTGTCGGATCATATATGGAATAAAGCAGTTAAAGAAGAGAAACAATATGAGGATTATATTAAGTTTTACACAGAGCAAGGGTATATCTTTGATGAAAAAGGTAATATTACATACAATCCCTTTGAAGATGAAACTAATCCTAAGTATGGAACAAGCCCTATATTACATCCCACGGATATGGCTTCTATATACACAGAGGAAGATATACAAAACAGACTTGCCAACCAAGCACAGAAAGATCAAATACTTTCTTCCTCAGCGGAGAGAAGAAACACCTTTGATGAAACAGTGTCTCCTTCTTTGTTAGTCAACACTGCTCAGACTTCTGATAATCAGAGTGATACTGGGAGTAGTGCTAGTAAAACAGGATCATCAAATACTAATACATCCTCCAAATCAATACAAAGTATAATACCAAAAACATCCACAGTATCTACCCCAGAGATTAGTTCTGTAACAGGTACTGCTGCCTATGAATATACAACGGGTGCGCCAACAAATTCATGGAATGAACTCCCATCTACTACTGCGGCTTCTATGGAACAAAGTGGCTACTCTGTCTTACAGAAAGCTTGTGAGTATGGCGATCAAGCTGCTTGCCAACAACTTTCAGAACAAAACTCATATGCCGATGGAGGCTTAGTTATGAATACACCTACTCCTACTCCAAATAAATCTATGGGAAATAAGTTTGGAGCTGCTTCGCGCCCTGTGCAAGGGTTTTCTGGAGGAGGAAGTGTGGCCCCTATGCCCCCAATGGGACAGCCTCCTATGCCCTCTGGAGGCTCTATGCCTATGCCCCCTATGGGGGAACAAGGAGGAGGAGGAGATATGCCTCCTATGGCCCCTACAGGGGCTTCTATGGGCATGGAAGGCGGGGAGGGAGACATGGATAGTTTATTAACTAAAGGAATGGAGGATGGTGCCGATATTGGCGGAACAGGGATGGATGTCATTATGACAAATGTAGGAGACATGTTGGAAGAAAATGAAGTGATGGAGCTAGAAGAAGCCTTTTCAACCTACCCTGTACTAGAGAAAGTTGTAGGAATGCTTCCCTTAGACTGGGAAGGGCAGGTGGAAGGAGAGGGTGGCCCCACTTCAGATGACATCCCAGCTCGTTTGAGTGATGGTGAATTTGTGTTTACAGCTAAGGCTGTAGAACAGATTGGAGTAGATAAGCTCCAGAAGATGATGGAAGATGCTGAAGCTAAGGCAGATGGAATGCCTGAAAACCCAGACATGAATTTTAAGTGTGGTGGGTTGGTAAAGCGTAAGCATTAAGCAGAGGACTACCCGTATTATACGGCCCCTCTATTTTCAAGTAGGCTACCTTTTATAAGCCCCTACGGAGAATGTATATGATTGCAGAAGAAAGCTATACCCCAAATCCATATCAACGTAATAGACTACGGAAAGATATGGAGGAACTTGCAGAACTAGAACGTGGATTTAAGAGTATGGATTCTGCTCTATATGATCCAGAGGAGAATAAAGCTCCAGAGGAGGAGCAAGTAGAGAATGTAGAAGCTAGTGATGATGTAGAAAGTAATGTAGAAAGTGTTGAGAATATTACAGAAGAGAAGCCTCAGAAGTATAAGAAAGTTAATTGGCAGAAACGGTATAGTGATTTACGAAGGCAGTATGATAAGAAGCTGAATGAATATAAACAATTGGTAGATGGTAGTTCTCCAAAATATACAGTACCAAAAACTAGGGAAGAACTAGAAGAATTTAAGAATACATATAAAGATTTGTATGAAGTAGTTGAGAGTGTAGCCCATCTATCAGCAGAGGATAAGAGTAAGGAACTTGCCTCTAAGCTAGAAACACTACAATCTGAACTAGCCAAGAGTAAGCAAGAGAAGGCTATTATTGAGTTAAATACTAAGATGCCTGATTGGAAATCAATTACTAATAGTGATGACTTCCAAGAGTGGGCCTCTGAACAACCTGATGAGATTCAGCGTTGGGTATTTAATAATCCTGATAATGCCTCCTTAGCTATTAAAGCAATTAAGCTATATAAAGCAGATAGGAATATTCCTGCCTCTACACAGAATGAAGTGCAATCTAAAACTAATGTGGCAGATGCTGCTGCATCAATTAACGTAAAGGCAAAATCTTCTGTACCGAAAGGACAGAAGAAGATGTGGACAACCAATGAGATTGCTGCCCTATCTCTCTCTGAATATGAGAAGCTGTCTAAAGAAATAGACAAGGCTTATCAAGAAGGGAGGGTTGTAAGAGGGTAGCTATATAGCTACTTAGGAGAATAGAGATGGCACATTTTGAGAATACAACCACTGCAAACCGGACTAACTTTAATTCGGCTACTGCAGGACAGACAAATAACTTCTGGGTTCCTGAAATCTTCTCTAAGAAGGTTCAGATTGCCTATCGTAACTCAGCGGTATGTGAGGCTATTACCAACACAGACTATACTGGTGAAATCTCACAGTATGGTGATACCGTTAATATCATTAAAGAACCGGATATCAACGTATCAGACTATCTGCGTGGTACTACTCTATCAGGTACTGGCCTAACTGACCAAGAACTAACCCTTATCATTGATAAGGCTAAGTACTTCCAGTTTGAGATTGATGACCTAGAAGATAAGTTTAGCCATGTAAACTGGCAGGCTATCGCCACTGACCGTGCAGGTTATAAGCTAAAGGATGCTGTTGATTCAGATATCCTTAGCTATATCTGGACTACCCTAGAGGCTGATACCACTTATGGTGTTGGTGGAAGCACTACCCATGTATATGGTAGTAATGCCTCAGAGGCTGGCCCTATCGATGTAGGCTTTGATAGTGGTGAAGTTGATCCACTAAATGTCATGGCTCGTCTATCACGTTACCTAGATGCTGCTAATGTGCCAGATGACATGCGCTGGTTTGTGGCTGGCCCAGAGTTCTATGAGCAGCTACTACTCACTAGCTCCAAGCTAATCTCTGTAGATTACAATGGTGGCAGTGGTAGCCTACGCAATGGGCTAGTGGCCTCTGGTAAGCTTCGTGGATTTAATATGTACAAGAGCAATAATCTACCTACCCCAACGTCTGAAGGTACTGCCTTCACCACCACTGGGTATGTAGTGCTTGCTGGACACATGGCTTCCACTGCTTCTGCCACTGCACTAACTAAGGTAGAAACTATCCGTTCCACCACTACCTTCAGTGATATTGTCCGTGGTCTACATGTGTGGGGTCGTAAGGTGTTACGTCCAGAAGGACTAGCTGCCTCTATTATGTATATCGACTAAACCATAACTACCTAAGGGCAAGGATGCCCTGCTCTACAAGTAGGGATACTTTCTTTCTTATTAGTAATAGTTAGTAATAGAGGGTTTAGTGAGTATGGCCACTACATTTAGAACAGTTGTTAATGAAATTCTATCTGAACTAAATGAAGTGCAACTCACTTCCACTAACTTTGCCTCTGCTACAAATATCCAGAATGCTGTAAAGCTATTTGTTAATAGAGCATATTTCGATATTAATGCTCCTGTATACAAATGGCCTTGGCTTTCTGTAGATTCTCCTCAAGCCAATGGGTATGGTAATGTTTATATCTCTACTGTAGCAGGAACTAAGTGGTATCTTCTAAACCCTTCCGCTACAACAGTTAATGATGACTATGGAGCTGTGGATTGGGAGAAGATGGTATTAACCACCGAAGGTGTTGTAGGAGAATCAACTCCCTATACCTACCAAAACCTAGTATATATTCCTACAGAGAAATGGAAAGATTATTTCTTTGAGAGTGAACTTAGAGATAAGGGAAGTGGGTCTCCCCAATATGGAGTACCTAGACGTGTTATTAGAAGTCCTGACAACAGACGGGTAGGGCTTTCTCCAACTCCTGACAAGGAATACAGGATATATTTCTACGCATATACACGTCCTGTAGCCCTCAGTGCAGAGGATGATGCCTTTGTAATCCCAGATCAATATATCCCTGTATTAGTAGCCAGAGCTAGGTATTATGCTTGGCAGAGAAAGGAGAATCCTCAACAAGCTTCTTTGTCATTAAAAGATTGGGAGGATGGGTTACGAGCTATGAGGCAGCAAGAGATGCAAGCAACTCCTGATTATATCTCTGATGATAGATTGGTATTTGTATAATGGGACAAGAAGCCGTACTTAACATAACCTGTCAGGGAGGACTGGATAGAGAAAAGAATCCCCACCAGATGTATAAAAATCCGGGTGCAGCTATTCGCTTAGAAAATTATGAAGCCTCTATTGATGGAGGGTATAGAAGAATTAATGGATATGCTAAATGGGGAGCTAATAGTGGATCCTATACACCACCAGCAGATAGCCCTGTATTGGGGCTTTTCCCTTATGCCACTGGTATTGTTAGGTGTCAGGGGTCACAAGTATATTTCTCAACAGATGGTGGAACATGGACAGATGTAAATGCTGCCTCTCCTAGAAGTAGTGCTGGTAGATATAGCATTGCTCTATATGAAGGAGATAGTAGTAATTATACATATGGAACTATTTATTTAGCTGATGGTACTAACCATATTGGAAAGCTAACTATTACAAATCCAACAACTCCTACTTATACATACACAACCCTTGATCCTGCTACAACTGCAGCCCCTGCTGCTGCTTCTATTGTAGAGGTGTATAAAGATAGGTTGATTGCTGCAGGAAATAGCAGTGCTCCTAATGTTCTATATTGGAGTGGGAGGTTTACATTAGATGACTTCACTAAGTCTAGTGCAGGGTATATAGAACTCACTGATGTTATTGTGGGACTCAAAGCCTTCCGTGAGAGGCTTTTTGTTTTTTGTAGGAATAGTATTTATGTAGTAGAAGGAATAGATGTAGCTGCTCAGTTACAAATACAACCTGTCACAAAGAATATAGGTTGTATGTCTAAGGAGAGTATTCAGGAGATTGGTGGAGACTTAGTGTTTCTAGCACATGATGGGATTAGAACACTGGGTGCTACTACTAAGATTGGGGATATTGCTCTCACCACTATCTCTACTCCTATAGAACTTTTACTTCCAGATATTAGACAATCTGCAATTGATAATAATATTTCTAGTTTAGTTATTAGAAATAAAAACCAATATAGACTTTTCTACATTAATTCAGGGTTTGCTACAGCGAAACAGCGGGGAATTTGTGGAACCTTAAAATATGGTGAACAAGGATTAATGTGGGAGTGGAGTGAGTTAAAAGGAATCGAATCATATACAAGTGCTTCACAAATTACTGTGGATAAGTATGAAAGAATTTATCATGGAGATTTACATGGATATGTGTTTCAACAAGAAACTGGAGATACTTTCGATGGTAGTGTGATTAAAAGTTATTATCAAACACCTTACTTCAATCTTGATGATCCCTCAGTTATGAAAACTCTTCACTATATATATCTTACTATAGTGGGGGAGGGAAGTATACCATCATCTGCTTTAAATATAACAGCTAAGTATGATTTTGAAGATAGTGGAGTGGGGCAGCCTACTCCAGTGAGTATAACCGCTATATCTTCCGGGAGTGTATATGGGGGGGCTACTTATGGTAGTGCTACTTATGGGAGTACTCTAATTCAAAATCAAAAAATATTATTAGAAGGAAGTGGACATGTTATAAGTTTATTATTTATATCTGAAGCTGCAGCAGCTTCTTTTACTATCAATGGTCTAACTGCTGTATTAACAATGGGTAAGAGAATTTAGTGAGGATAGTATGACTGGATATACTAGAGTTGAGACATATACAAGTGGTGACACCATTGAAGCTTCAGATACTAATAATGAATTTGATGCTATAGTAAATGCGTTTAATAATTCCACAGGACATACCCATGATGGTACTGCAGCAGAAGGAGCACCAATTACTAAGATTGGCCCTACTTATGATATAGTAGTTTCTGCCACGAATGCCCTTCCAAAAACTACAAACGTACTTGATCTAGGGAGTGATAGTAAAAAGTTTAAGGATTTATATATTAATGGAGTAGCATATATTGGAAGTATTGATGGTTTAACTACCCCAAATATTAACAGTTTCCCTTCCTCCTCAACTACAGGAAATATCTCTTTCTTAAAAGAGTATATTTCTGATTCTAATCTAGGGGGTGGTGTTTTTATATGGAATGGAAGTAAAAATAAAACAGACCATGATGGTGGTACTGTTATTGACCCAGATGTTGATATGACTACTCCTACATATACAAGTGCAAATGTAGGTACAGGAGTATGGGTTAGAGCAGATGTAGGGGATAAAATTAATGTACAATGGTTTGGGGCTGTAGGAGATGGAAGCACGGATGATTCCACTGCTATACAAGCTGCGTTAGATACTTTCACAACACGTAGTATTTATTTTCCAGACACAGGATCATCTTATGTTATTGGAACAACTCTTACTATATATGAAGATCAAACCCTGATAGGGGATAATTTTAAAGGAGGTAATCTTTCTGTATTAAAAACGGTAGCTTCAGCTTTTAGTGGAAATGCTATGGTACAAACTAATGGATTTACAACTAGTACAGCAACTACTACTAACATAGATAATATTAGTATAATTGGTTTAAGTTTTGATGTAGCACAATCTGGTATTGATTGTATTAGAGCTTCTGCTAGATTTGCATCAATTAAAGATTGTAGATTCGATAGTGGAGTTGCTGGAAGTACAAGTACCGCTTTATATTTTATAGGAATGTCTGCAGAAACTGCTTTAAATAGTGACATAATTAATAATTACTTCACCGGTAATACTGGAGGTAATGTGGGATTCAAACACCACATTTATCTTTATGATAAAGTTTCAGACTTACGAATCCTGAATAACTACTTTGAAGGATGTTCCCATAGTTCTATTTATACTAGAGCCTCAGTTTTATTTGTAGTAAATAATCACTTTTATAATATAGGGAGAGTATTCTTTACCGCATATAGTTGTGACCATAACTTTATTTCTAATTATGTAGAGAATACTGATAGTGCTCCTATCTTTGTATACAGAGCTAGAACAGATTTAACATCTGGTTATACAGTAAATTTGAATGTTTCTAACAACACATTTAGGGATATTAATAATCAAACTGTAGCCGGTTCAACCTATAGTTCTGCAAATGGGTTGATTGAAGTTGGGGCTAGTGATGTATATCCTGTTAGTGGAATTCTAATAGCAAATAATACGAATAAGTTGGAGGATACTGCAGCTACATATGGATATGTTATCTATGAATATAATGGGGCTTTTGATCCACTTGATGATGATTCAAAGACCTTTGTTTCTGGCTATGTAACAGATATTCGTATTGTAAATAATAACTTTGACTATTCTATTATCACTAGTGGAGTGTCTAATCTGTCAGTATCCCCTATATTAATTACTGATGATACAAAAGGAAATGAACAACGAACTGCAGCTACAACCAACTATGTATATAAAATAATTAACACCTCTACAACAGGTGATACGAAGTGTATACAACTAGATAAAGGCTCTACTACTGCTACTACAAGCAGCACTTGGATTGATTTTTTCCAGAATGGTTCATCTGTGGGAGGCTTATATAATAATGCAGGGACTCCAGCTTTATTCTCAACGTCAGATGCAAGACTTAAAGAAAACATAACCTACTCTACACTCGGATTACAGTCTTTATTAGCTATTAAAGTAAGAGATTTTACATGGAAAAATTCTGGAGATGCTTCAACAGGATTCATTGCACAGGAGTTATATGATGCTTATCCAAAAGCTGTAACAGTTGGCGGAGCTGATCCTGCTGTAGAACCTTGGACAATTACTCCAACTGCTTTAATTCCACTTATGGTGAAATCTATTCAAGATCAGCAAGAAATTATTAATCTTCTTGCTAGTAAGATTGAGGCATTAGAAGCTGTATGACTCTCCTCCATACATTAATAAAGCAGAAGAGTAATGCAGAACTAGCTGATGCTATAGAGAATAAGTATCCTGATATTGCGCAGTGGGTGAGGCTGCACCCGTCTTCTGACTCTATTCTGGGATTTATCCCCGGAGTGAAGATGTACCTCAAACAGCGTGCGGTGACGCTCAAGGATTTGGAAGAGTTGATCCCGGTACTTGAGAAGCACCGTTGGTACTTCGACACCATTGCCGAGATTCTGCATCATGTTGAAACGCTCACCAATCGGGTAGAGCTTAAACCCACTCGCACCATGCACCATCGGGACATTCACGCCCTGATGGCCAAGCAGATTGAGATCAAACGCACCCCGATCTTCACCGATGCAAACCTGATGCTTCCTGCTGCTGAGGATCTGTCGAGAGTGTTGAAGGAGCTTGACTTCGCTCCTGATCGTTGGGAAGAGGAAGTGCATGATTGTGATGAGAAGGCGGGGTATCTGTGGGGGTTGTTCCAGCGCACAACTCCGGGGAATACAGCTATAGGGTTTGCCACTATTTGTGGGAATAGAGCGAATGGAAAGAAAGATTGTCATGCTCTATTAATTGCTGTATGTGAGGATGAGAAAGTATATTGGATAGAGAATGATGGGAACATCTATCCTTTAGGAGAACTAAAGGGGTGGGATAATGAAACCATTACATTAGATGTAACCCTATTCTAGGAGAAAGATATGGTTAGGCTTGAGAGTGTTGGTAGTCAATTCTTAGGGCTGGAGGATGGGTTAAAACCTTCCACAGATATTTATTCTGCACAGCTTGTAGCTAACACTGCCTCATCCCTAACTATTCCTACAGGAGCGGAGATTGCCATTATATCTTTTGTTGGAGGAGATGTGTGGGTTAATTATGATGTAGCCGCTACCATCCCTACTTCCTCTACTTTTACAAAGACAGGGGGAGAACCCGGCCCTGTTATTAGATATGTAGGGGAGCTTACTTATATGAGTTTTATTTCTAATAAGAATGCTTATGTGCATGTCTGCTTCTATTCTAAGTAGGGAATATAATGTTTAACTCTATTTCAGCTACAAGAGAGTATAATAAAGATAGTGGGATAGGAAACTTAGAAGCAGCAGAACTAACCCTTGGTATGGGGGATTTAGTTACTGATGCTTGGGGAACACAGAAGGTAGTGTTAGACAAGAGTTTGGTTCATGGATTATTCACTTTTGATATTCCTCCAACACAATGGCTCCTGTATGAGAATGGAACAGAAGTAACTAGTAGTAGTGATATATATAGCTCTGGAGGAGCTGCCTATATCTCCTCTTCAACTACTAATAGAACATTAGTACATAGGAGACATGCTAGGTATCAACCAAATAGAGGGCAGAAATACTCCGCCTCCATCCTTTTTCCTTCCCCAGATGCTGATGGGGTAAGAGACTTTGGATTGTTTAATAGCAGTGAAGGACTTTTCTTTAGGCTTAAGCCTAATGGAGGAACAGGAACCTTATATGCTGTTAGAAGATATAATGGAGTAGATGTACAAGAAGAAGAGATTAGTATTCCATTCAGTATTGATTTTAGTAAGGGGAATATCTATGACATTCAAATGCAATGGAGAGGGGTTGGAAATGTTAAGTTTTTTATTGGCAATCCTTCCACTGGTAAGCTACAGTGTGTTCACGTTTTTAATCTTCTTGGAACTCTAACTACTCTTTCTACACAAGATAGTGCTTTATGTGTAGCCTTCAAATCTACCTATACCACAGAAGCTGTCACTATTATTTGTGGATGTGTAGACCTAACTTCAGAGGGTGGTGGAAATGATACAGAGGAGTATGAGAGTGTTTATGCTGAAGCTGTCTCGGTGAATGGCACTAATGCACCTGTGATTTGCATCAAACAACCTCAAACAATCAATAGTAAGTTTAATAGTAGGGACATTAGACTAGCTCGCATTACTGTTACGTGCAGCAAGAAAGCTACATTTAAGGTATGGGTTACTAGAGATAGTAGTGCTATAACCGGAGCTACATTTAAGCCTTTAGGAAATGGAAGTTATGTCGAAACAGATAGTACTGATATGGATGCTACAGCCGTAAGAGCTACTTCCATAACAACCTCTTCTATGCGTTTTATAACATCTATCCCAGTTGAACAATACGTCAGGGCTGAAGTGACTAACCCTTCTAGGGAAACAATCCAATTTTTTATTGTACATGGAGAATATCTAGTTGTCTCATGTACTTCCTCCACTGCTACAGCAGAAGTTGTTGTAGAGTGGGGAGCAGAGATTTAGAGGAATATTCAGATGGCATATAGTGGTAATCAATATTCTGATAATGAGATTAAACATCTTCTTGATGAAGCATGGAACTTATATTCCTCCAATCAACCTATGAAGGGTAATTTTAAGGTTGCTGGAGCTATTAATGTTGCTAGGAGGTATGGGGCTACACAGCAGGAGATCGCTTCTGTAATTCAAGATAGGGCAGCACAACATGGAGTTACAGATAGAGAAGCGGTAGCCTATTGGATTGATAATACTATTGCTAATACTTATGGTGCCCTACATCCAAATGATAAGTTAGACGGCCCATATAACCCCAATGTAGAGTCACAACAGTTAGTTCCTTTGGTGGATTATATGCTGAGTTATGGAGGAAATACATTTGTAGTTCCCCGCACTGGACAGGCGTATATTAAAAAGTCAGATTCGTCTATAATATATTTACAAAACTTTAGACCTATTATGATTCCTCGTAGAACTTATGATGGAGAAGTTGTTTCATACGATGAAAGAAGTGGGTATATTAAAGTTGGGGATACATATGTAGCTCCTGCTGGCCCTATGGGATATGCAATGGATAATGCAATTAGAGATGGGAAGTGGGACTCCCAACAATTGAATTCATTTATTACAGTAGCTACTCAATCTACTTCAGGGATAATTAAAAATGTATCTGATACAGGGCGTATATCTCCATCTGTTCCTTGGGGAGATACTGATCCACAGGGATTTATAGCATGGATGAATAACAGTGGGTTTTCTGAAAAAGCTACGATGGTTGGTAGCACTCCACAACAGATAGAACAACCTCCAGATTTAACTCCTCCCCCAGAGAATCTACCTGTAGATACTACTCCGCCTCCTGCACAGTCACCTACATATAAATATATGAATGATGCATTGAATGCGTATAGGAGTGCGGACTTTATTGCTGGTGATAAAGCTATGTCAAATGCTATACAAGCTATAGCAGAGGAAGGAGATTACTCACTACAAAAAGTAAAAAACACTATCACTTCTTTTGCTAGGGATAACGGAATGTTTTCCTCTGAAGTGTCTGATGAACAAATTGGAGGATGGGTAGTTAATACACTTGGAGATGCCTATTTAGAGTATGCAAATAAGGATATTTTTACAGGACGTCCTCCCACAAGAGAGGCTAAGAACATTCGTCTTGCTGCTAAAGCATATGCGTCTGGGGATAGTGCAGCAGGGGATAGCTATATTGTAGAGGCAGTTAAAGAAGGGTATATGTATGGGAAAGATTTACCAAGTATTACTCAATCTTTATTAGATTATGGAAATACTACAGGTAGATTTGCTGGAATCAATGTAGATAATATTGGAGGATGGCTTGAGAACACTATTGGCCCAATGTATCAAAATTCCACAGGAAACTCTATAACAAATAACCAACCTCCAAATACAGTAGATATGCCTACACCTGATAGTGGGAGTGTTCCTATCGGTGATTCTCCTCCTTCTGATATTGATACTGGTGGAGGCGGAGGCGATATTCCACTCCCAGATGGGAGTACACCAACTACTCCTCCTACAGACACTACTGGAGATACTCCTGTGAATGATGATACAAATATTCCTGAGAATACTGAAGTAGTGTGGTCAGATGCTTATCAATCACAACCTGCAAATAGATTTTCTGTAGATCAATTATATAATTATTACTTAGGCTATAAGCCTAATGAAGATCAATACGGTCAATATATAAATGGGGATCGTACTGTAGGTGAAGTAATTAATATGATAAAAGGTACATCAGAGTACCAGAATAGACTTAATAATGGAGATTTGCCTTGGCAAAAAGGGCAAGTTGATACTGCAGACTTGGGGCATATGATAGTGGCTCCAGATGGGAGTCAACCAACTCCATTCGATCCTATCTCTTCCTATACTAGAACACAAGCTAATCCTGACTATGCGTGGGATGCTCCACTCACTCCAGATGAGTATATTCAACAAGGAGGAAATATATCTACTGGAGGGATGTTTAGTAGGGATAACGTTGATGCCTTCGTAGAGGGACACCTTAACAGGTGGGGAACTAATGAAGAATCTCTAACAGCATTAGGGCAATGGGCGAGGGCTGCTGGGATAGATAAGGAAACCTTTAAGTCTTATTATGGTGGAGATAGCAACAGCCTAGCTATTATTGACGAGTATTTTGATAAGGGTGATATTAGTGCTTATCTACAATTACAAGCGGGGAAGCTAGAACATTCTCAAGAGAATTATGAGAAGCTGTTAAGAGAACAAGCGTTCAATCCTGTTGTACCTACTAGTGCTACCCAACTTGGGGCACATAAAGATTATGTTGCAGGGGAAGGCGAATACTTTGATGATGCAAATAAATATAATCTAAATAAAGATAATATTGCAACTGCAAAGGCTTATGCTGGAAAAGCTAGTGAGGAGATTGCTAGACAAGGGTGGCTTAATACTGTAGGAAATTTAGACAAAAAATCTCCTGTGCAATCTTCTGCAACCAATTTGGCACAACAGCTAGGAGCTTTTGGGTATTCCCCACAGGCTCCACAAGTAAAACAACAGACCCCAGCTCCACAAGCTAATACTACTAATACTTCTAGTGGAGCTTCACAAGGAATGCTGTTTTCTCAAGTCATGACTCCAGATGGACAAGGAGGATACTTTACGGATGGAAGTAGAACTAATAAGGTAGGTGGCCCAAGTGAGAGTATTCCACAAACAATAGAGCCTTCTTCTGATTATCTAAAACAAAGGAGGTTAGATGCTAAAGCAGGAATATCTACTCCTTCTACTGACTCTACATTCCCTAAACCAGAATCTAATTTTCAGAATGTATTAAAAGGAGCTTCCCCTACTACACAAGCCTCTGGCGTAATGGGAACTCCAACTCTTTCTGCACAAACTTCTAGTGTAACAACCTCTCCAGCTCTTCCAACACAAGCCTCTGATGCTCCTATCACTACTCCTATAACACAAGGGGCTTCTGCTAGTATGTACAATGCTGCACAGGCAGAGGATGTTAGCATGACTGGCGCAAAGCTTGGTAAGGAAGGGCTAACAGATGGAGCATTAGTTGGCACAACTAGCCCACAGGTTGATGCCGCTAAAGCTTCCATTAGTGACGATGCAACAGCTAAAACTGTTATGGACACTAGGAAAGAAGTGTTTGAGTCTGACCCAGCTAATGCTGGAAAGGCCTTTGACCCTAATAAAGAATACGAGAAAGCCACTACATATTATCAATTCTCTAAATTTTTCCCTGACTCTGGTACAGGACAGGTTCCTGATTGGGCTATGCCTGTTGTTGATCAAGTGGAGGGGATGTTAGCTTCAAGAGGGATTGCCCGGAATAGCAGTGTTGCTAGGGATAGTTTGTATAGTGCTATTGTTCAGAGTGCTATGCCTATGGTGCAGCAGGATGCAGCAGTCTTCCAGAAGAAATGGGAGACAGAGTTTGCAAATGAAGAGAAAACAATTCTATTCAATGCTGCTAATCAAGCTAATGTAGATTTGTCTAATGCTACATTTGCACAAACCCTCCTTAAAGATAATGCAGAGAAATTATATAAGCTGGACATTACAAACTTAGGGAATGAGCAGAGAGCTAGAGAACTAAACCTACAAGCGGCACAAGCAAAAGTATTAAGTGATCAAGCCGCTAAGAATGCAGCTAGACAATTTAATGCGCAGAGTCAGAATCAAGTAGATCAATATATGATGACTATGGCACAAACCATAGACCAACAGAATGCAGATAGAAGGGCTGCATTAGCTACGTCACAAGCCCAGCTTTCTACAGACTTAACTAAAACTCTATACCAAGAAGCTACGAAGCAAGCTGATATTGATGCTAAGAATGATATGCTTAGGGAACAATTTAATAATCAAATGTCATATCAGATTGATCAAGCTAATATGGCATGGCGTAGGCAGATTAATACATTAAATACAGCCGCTAAGAATGCTGCTGCCCAAGCGGATGCAGCAAATAAGTTTCAGCTTTCTAACCAAGCTATGGGAGCATTATGGCAGGAAGTGCGAGATCAGGCGTATTGGAATTTTATTGATGTACAAAATACAAAGGCTAATGATGTTGGGTATGCCTCTATTGCTGCACAAACAAGTATTGCTTCCCGTAGTTTGGATTTACAAGAGAGACAATATAATACAGCAAACTTCTGGAATCAACAGGCTATAAATATTTGGAAGAGTGATCAGAGCGAGTCAGAGAAAACTTCACAGCTTTCTAGTTTATTTAGCATTATAGGGCTTATGTCATCCTAATGATTATCATTAACCAACCCTTAACAAAAGAAGAAATTGTGAAGAAGGGAGGGGAGTTGTTAAATACTTACTGGGAAGAAACTCCTCTCTACAAACATATTCCTTTTTATAAGGAGAGTAGTGAAGAGTTTGTAGAAAGTTTCTTTGCAGACTATAGTGGGTATTTAGAATTGAATGTAGCCCCAACTGGAGAGGCTAGGGGAATGATAGCTGCTATTGTGACAGGGGCTTTCTTTAATTCTTCATGTCAGGTTTTGGAGAATATTTTAACTTACGTAGCTCCTAAGTATAGGGGCGGTATGGTTGGGCCAAAGATGATAAAGAATATGATTGCATGGGGAGAACATAAAGGAGCTAAACATGCTCACATCTCCACTATATCAGGAATAGGCTCTGGTAGAACAACTCAGCTATATGAGAAGCTAGGCTTTACCATTGTAGGCTCAACTGCTTCTATGCCTTTAGGAGAACAGTTATGAGTAAGGTGTATAAGGGTGTTAAGAAGATTGGAAAAGGACTAAAGAAAGTAGTTAAGAGAGTGGGTAAGGTGATAAAGAAGGCTGCTCCTGCTATAGCAATAGCTATGATGTTTATTCCGGGGATGCAGGGATTCGCTGCTGGCATTGGGAGTGCTATAGGATTTACTGGAACAGCAGCTACAGTCGTAGGGAGTGCCGTTGTACAAGGAACAATAGGAGGTATAACTTCTTATGCTAATGGAGGGAAGTTTGGGAAAGGGTTTGCTAGAGGCGCTGTATCAGGCGCTGTAGGAGCTGGTGTAGGCGCTTATGGCCAAGCTGCAGGATGGAGTAAGGCTACCACTGCTACGGCGTCTGGTGCCGTTAAGGGGGGCATACAGACAGGCTCTGTTAGAGGCGCTGTAGCAGGAGCTGCGGGTGGTTATATGGGCGCAGAATACCCAACCATAGGAGGAAGTGAAGTGGTGGCAGGAGCTGCTAGAGGAGCTGTTACAGGGGGGATTATGGGAGGCTCAGAGGGTGCTGTGCGAGGAGCTATCACTGGGGGCGTACGTCCTGTCGTCAACCAAGCTGGGGATGCTGTTTGGAATGGAATGAAAGAAATGGCTACTACAGTTAGGGGATGGTTTACAAATAATGACACTACACAGCCTGTAGATATTGCTGTTAATTCTATGGCTGACACTGTTGGAACTGATGGAAACACTACGCAATATAATGTAAGACAACAGGGAGATAGTTTGTTAGTAGCTTCCAATGATAATGATGTTCAATACTTCTCTACGGGAGGGTATGTAGATAATGATGATGACCCTTGGAGAACATTAGATACAGCTACATTAGCAGAGATTGGAATCACAGCTATAGAAGAATCTGTAACCTCTACAACTTCTCCAATCGAAGCTTCATATAGACTTACTAATTCTCTAGGACATAACCCAGAGGATTTAGCAGAAGCCATTAATGCTGTAGAAGCTGCTCCTTCAGAGAATAGAACAAAGCTGGCTGTAACCCTTGGTGAACGATTGGGCTCTGGGCAGGGGGTGGTGTTTGATAGTAAGCAAGCCGTGGTGAAGGCGGATGTTCAAACTAAGATCGTACAGCTAAGAGCTACAATGCCTAAGCCTTCCTCCAACCTTACTGATGGAACAAGAGTGTTAACGCCAGAAGAACAAAACCTAGATGAACTTCTTGCTAGTAAGAGAGCTAAGACAATGGAGGCTCCACAGCAGAGTAAGATGACAGCAGACCTTGATATTCCAGACTATGGTGGAGACTATTACACAGCAGACGACTGGAGTGGTGGGGATAGTTTCGACACTGTAGAAGTTGTAGATGATTGGAGTGGAAGTAATTTAGATGGTTCCTCTTATTATGACACTAACACTGAAATGCTAGATGCAGGTATTAACCCATTAACTCCACAAGGAGAGATGCTTGCTGAACAGAATATAGATGGGGATATTGGACAGATTGAACCTTTAGATACTGAGCAGTATGGTTCACATCTACAAGCTGTTAGAGAGAATTATGAGATGGGAAGTGATATTCCAATAGAAGGATGGAGGGAGGGAGAGCAGAAGGCTATGTCAACTTCTTCAGCATCTTCGGGTGCAAAGTCTGGATCTTCGGGTGCAAAGTCTGGAGGTGGCTCTAAGATTAATTGGAGTAAGTTATTCTCTGGTTTAGGGAAGGCTGGCTCTGCTATGGCTTCTTCTAAAGATGATCCAATGCCTAATTTTGAGAGTGTTAGTATAGGGGCTTCTATAAGTGGAGCAAGTGGAAAAGCCTCAGTAGGGGAGTTAGGGAATAGGTGGACTCCTGTTCAAGGGGTGACAGCTAATCAATATCTTGCACAGCTTTTAAGCTCTCTTAAAGTAGCCTAATAGGAGAATAGAATGGAACAACAAATACCTACATCTCCACCTATGCCTCAACAAGAGAATGCTCCAATACAGGGAACTTCTATGGGGAAGGCTGTAGAACCTATGACAAAACCTTCAGATCAGATTGTTCCTGGAATTTCCCTAACATCTGATCCAGAAAACCCCATGCCTTGGGAACGTCCACCTGAATATACAGACTATCTGTCTGCTACAGAATATGTAATTAATGAATTGTTTCAACAACAAACATTTAGTTTTGTTATGGGGATGGTGAGGGATGGGGTTCCTATTGAAACCCTCACAGAGCTTATTGCTAAGATGGGAGTGTTTAAGGGAAAGTATAATGTAGATATTATGCTCCTTGTCTTGGAGCCTATTATGTTATTCCTAGTAGGAATGGCAGAGAGGATTGGGATTGATTATGTCTTTGAAGAGGAAGAAGAACTTAGTGAGGGAATGTCACAATTAATTATGAATAAGATTAATTCCTCTTCTATTAAAACAGAGATGGATATGAATAAAGATATTGCATCTAAGGTGGACAGTGAAAAGACTAGAAAGACTGGGGATGCTGTTAAGGAGAATGCAGATAATAAATTACGTTCCTTATTAGGAGGAAATGTAATTGAGAAGATGGATGACGTAGCAGCTTCAAATGCAGGAGGTGTATGATGAGTTGGGGTAGGGCACTTCTTAAAGTAATGGGGGACAATGCTGCTAAGGGATTGGAGGAACGACAGCAGATAGAGAATAAGCAGGAGGAGTATAGAGAAAAACTACAAGCTATTGCTGTAGAACAATACAAAACTGCTATGCAGAATTATAACACTAAACGCGAGATGTATGAGAAGATCAGTAGTAGTCCCAATTTTATTACCTATGCTAGGATAATGGGGGTTCCTGCTGGGAAAGAACATGAGTATGATTTGAGTGAACTTAAAGCTAAATGGGATAAGGATGTAAAACCTAATATCACTGAGTGGACTAATACATACAAAGCAGAAGCGCCCTCTTTAGATGAATATATACAAGCTGCTGAGAATGGAGCATTGGCCTCTGGGTATAAGTTTGATGATGATTTTTCTAGTAAGGTGGGTAGACTATTTGGAGTAGCCACTAAATATAGAGAGCCTGAAATTAGACAGGGACTACAAGCTCTGTCTAAATTTGAAACTGAAAGTATGTCTGATGAGGATAAGAGAATAGCAGAGAGGGCTAAGTATTCCGCTTCTCCTCTTGTTAGGGGAGCCAAGAAGCCTACAGATTATTTCTATTTAATGAATGCTACCCAAACTAAAGTTATTTCTTTTGATTCAAACCCAGATAAACTGGAAGAAATGTCAAAGAAATATCCCGGAAGCTTTGTTTCAAAATCTCCAACAACTAAAGACGAGAAAGAATCTAATCCTAGCTATGTATATGTTGTAGCGGAGGATGGCACTGTAAGTCAAGTTTTGAATCAACCAAATGTTGTTCAGCAATACACTGCTAATGGCGCTACTGTACATAATAATTTGAAGGATGCTAATGAATATCGTGAAAAAACACAAACCTTCTTGCTTACAGCAACAGACAACAATGGGGAATCTGTTGTCTCAACAGTGGTAGGAGCTTCTAACGCACACTATAGGGCCAACGTATGGCAGGAGAATGGATATAGTGAAGTGAATGTTATGGATGCTAATGCTGCTTCTACTAGCTTTAGAAAGGAAAGAACTAGGGTTGAAACTAAGAAACAAGCTTTCTTAGCTAATCAGTCTATTATGTTATTTGATCCTCAAACATTTGAAACTACCCCTGTTATCAAAGGAACGTCTGCTTATACAGAGGGGCTTAATAAGGGGCTTATTCCTATAGAAGATGGTAATGATATCCTTTCATATATGTCTAGCGTTAATAGACTAGAGCAATTAGAGTCGAGATTTGATTTTGAAAAAGAATATAAAAATAAAGTATTGGGACAAAGTAGAGAGGCATTACAAGCACGGGTAGATGCCGCTAGGGAAGCCCTTGAAAGCAGGGAAAGAATTGCACAAGCTAATAGAGAATCAAGGGAGGGGATTAATGCAGCTAATATTTCTAGTAGGGAATCTGAAGGAGCAGCTAATAGAGAATCAAGGGAGGGGATTAATGCAGCTAATATTTCTAGTAGGGAATCTGAAGGAGCAGCTAATAGAGAGGCCCAGTCTAACTATAGAAAGCTTCAATATGAATTAGCTGTAGCTAATTTCCTACACGCCAAAGATAAATGGGAAACACAAAAAGATAGTGTGGAGGCCCAAACTGAATATCGAGAGACTGCTACTATCCTCCTAAACATGGAGCTGGAGGATAAGAAAGATAAGTTAAATAAATATTCTGATGATGTAGTAGGGGATGTGAATGGTAATATCTACTCTTCAAGAAAAGACGTACCTCCTGGAGTGAGGGTGTTTTCTTTTGATGATGAAATGTTATATGACGAATATGAGAGGAATCGAGACCAACAAGTTGAACAACAAGCCTCAGAAGATAGGGCATGGGAAGAATTGAAAAAAGACCTCATAGGTGATGTAGGTAAATACTTGGGCACTACTGCTATCTCTGATCAACAAGCAGAACAGGCAAAGAGTAGAGTTAAAAGTTTAGGGCAGAACCTTTTTGGTGTAAATCTTAATACATCAGAACAGGCTTCGCTACGGGATAGTTTGGAAACTCTTGCTAATACATTAATAAGAAATAGGAGAGATATTGTATCGGCTCCTCAAGCTATAAATCTAGCGGCTAGGTTATTAAAGGATGGGATACCAGAGCGAGGAATTGAATCTTCGGCATCCTTCACTAAAGGTAATATGGGGATGTCAAAATATCTTAACATAGATGTAGATAAATATTATAAGCTTCTGGCCTTTATTAGTAAGCAGAATGTGAATAACTTTAGTACAACTCCATCAGCAGAAAGTCCAGAAGATGTCCGTTCACAAGTTCGTAGAGACTTGTTAGGGGAGGAATAATGGATAGTTTATTAACACCAGATGATACAGAGTCTGTGGATTCAACTACCACTGAACCTACTAGAAGTCCAATAAGACAGGTTGTATATGAAGTATTTATGGAGGAGGGAAGAGAAGATGATTACTATAAAGCTATTTCTGACCCAAAGAAGTTAAAGCTATTGGCCGAGAAGTATGGTGATCCTGATTCTATCAAGGCTCTACAAGAGATAGGAGAGTTTCAAGATGTAGGGGAGCATCTCCCTAAAGATGTGTTTGGGGTTCCTATTAGTAAGGATACAGCAGGTACTATGGTAAGTTGGCAGAGGGGAATTACAGGAGCTACTAGGGGCATTCTTCAGCTTGCAGGTAGTGATGAGATGCAGGCAGAGCTTAAAGCTGAGGATGAAGTATATTCTAAACTAAGAGAGTCCCAATACTATTCGGCAGGAGCAGAGATTACGGGAGCAGTGATGGAGCCCATTGGATGGACTGTCCCAATGGGAAATACAGCGAAGGCTGTCACAGTATATAATGCTATGAAGACTGCTGGAGTAGTAGGTGCTCCAGCTAAGGCTGCTGCTAAAAGAGAATTATATAAAGCTATTGGAGTTTCTGGAGCTGCAAGTGGTACTTATGGTGCCATGTATTATGTAGAAGAAGATGAGAGTAGATTGGATAATGCCCTATTGTTTGGTGGAGTAGGACTAGCTGCCTCATCAGCAGGGGCATATTTTAGAAATAGAGGAATCTCAAGACAAGCTGATGAGGATTTAGCTATTGTTGAACAATGGCACGTAGATAAAACACGAATTATGGATGATGTTTCTGAGGAACAGAAGGCCGAGTTGATTAGTAAACTTAGTGATCCTAAGCGGTATGAGAATGCTTCTGTAAAAGCTATGGAGCTTGTTGATGTAGAAAGACATATTAATAATTTTATTGAAGCTAGGAAAGCTTCTATACTTGCTGGAAGTAGACTCGACTCTCCTAAAGTTGATGATGTTGTAGATGAGATTATAGGCTTCCATAAAAAAGCTTTAGAAGAAAAACGTAATATGGCTTTCACGCTAGGTCTTGGTACTAAGACTAAAGGAGGAAAAGCTAAACCTAAAGCTAGGGGTAATACAAAACTAACACCTGCACAGGCAGAGAGTGTTAAGAAAACTGTAGATAATTACATGATAGCGGGCTTACCAAAATATGTAGAGAAGGGAGTGGAAGGTGTTGTAGAAGAAACTGCTTCTCCATTATTAGCTGGAGTTACACGGATAAATGGTAAGATTAAAAAGACTACATCTCCCCAACCAAAAGCCTTGTCTGAAGAACAAGCAGCAAAAGTTAAAAAGGTGGTAGATGATTATTTATTTAGCGGACTTCCTAAATATGTAGATGAGTCTACTAAGGCTGCTGAAGCTGTGGATGATAAGGTAGTAGAAGCTATATTCCCAGAGCTTGTTTTAGAGAGTGGGGAGAAGGTAGTTGCTGCGACTAAGAAGGGTGTATATGAGACAGAGAAGTCTGCTAGAGCTGCATTAAATAGTAATTTTACTACTAAGCTTGGAATTACTCCAGAGACACATAAAGTTGTAGCTGTTGAAGGAGGTTATGGAGTTGTAGCAAAAGAAACTGGAGAGGCGGCGAGGCCTTCTATTATTCCTAAAAAGAATCAAGAAGGGTTTGTTAGCCCAGAGCTTATGGTTAGGGGAGCATTAGCTGGTGTAGGCACTGCAGTAGGATTTGCAACAGAAGAGGGTGGAAGTATTGTTGGAGGTATAGCTGGAGCAGCCGCAGGATTTATAGCTCCATCTGTATTTAGAAGAATGTGGAGATCTGCTAGTAATAGAACTTCAGTTAAAGTGCAGCTTGCTAACAAAGTGTTGGATGAATTTGAATATAGATGGGCAGAGAATGTGAGGAATGGATTGGGGGCTGATGAAACTCTAAAAGCAACCATTAGAAGTTTTAGTCCTGGGATCACAGATAAGATTGCATTCAGCAAGCATGTTACTTCAAGGCCATTACGTTTGGCTAGAACAGAAGGAGAAGCTATTTCTATTATAGAAAGCATGGAAGGAATTGGAAAGCCCAGTGTGTATAAAGAAACTATACAAGGGGTAGATGCTACATTAGCTGCCTATGTTCCTAGAGTGTATGGAAGGATTATGGAACACTTTCAATCTAGCAGAGAAGAGGTTACTAAAAACCTAAGTATGTTTGATGAGTTTGCTTCATATCTTAGAAGCAATACTTCTGTACAACAATATAAAGAATTCTCTGATGTATGGTTAGATGGCCATACTGCAGTAGTAAACTGGTTAAAGGATACTGTTGGAGACGCTGGCGTAGCGGTGTACATGAATAAAGTAAAACCTATTGTAGAAGATATTGGCCAGCAGATGGTTGATGCTAAGATTATATCAGAACTACAAGAGGATTATCTTCCGAGATTCGTCACTGACTATCAAGGGCTTGTTAAACATTTTCCAATTAAAGAAGGGGAATTAGCTCTCCCAGAAGTATTTAATAAATTTGAAAAGAAGATGGGACGCCCTCCTTCAGATATTGAAAAATCATATTTAGTTCAGGAGATGTTAGAAGGACGAAAAGTTAACCTTGATACTATTACAAGTTCTGGACGTGATAGAGTTCTCACAAAAGTTCCTAAACAACTGCGACAATACTACTCTGATCCTGTAAGAACTATGCACACATTTATTCAAAGAAACTTAGAACAGGTGAGTAAGAGTAGATTGTTTGGAGAGAAGGCTTACAACTTCATTGAGACTGCTGATGGTAAGGTTATAAAGCAAAAGGTCTTAGTGTCACTAGATAATGCTATAGAATCTCTCATTGTTCAACATCATCCTGATCTAACGAAGAGAGAGATGTATGAAGTTAAGAATGCCTTAACTGCTCTATTTGGGAAGGGGGAAGTTCCTCCTTGGAGATTTTTACAAGTCATTAGGGACATGTCTACCGGGGTTGTTCTAGGAAATCCTCTAGCCGCTGCCACACAGATTGGTGATATGTTAACCCCATCTTATCTAAATGGAGTGAAGAATAATATAAAAGGAATTATTAAGGCGGCTGGGGTAGATAAAAATATTTCTGCTAAAGATTGGGGGTTTGTAAATCATTGGTCGGAGGAATATGTGTCTACTATAGGAACTAAACAGTTTGCAAACTTTATGTTAAAAACTGGAGGGTTTAGATTTGTAGACTTACTAGGAAAAGATGTATTCCTTAATTCTACTTATAGTGCCTATAAAGAATTAGCGCAAGGTGGAGAAGCTGGGGTACAAGCTTTACGAGAAAGGATTGGTAAGTATTTCCCAGAAGAAGCCCTAGATTCTATGGTAGATGTTCTGAATAGAGGAGGAATAAATCAGGACATTAAAACAGCTATCTTCATAGACCTAGCAAAGCTTCAGCCTATTACTCCTGCTCAATTCTCAAGACAGTATTTGGAAAATCCAAATCTTAGATTTTTGTATTACCTAAAAAGTTTTATGTTACGTTGGGTAAATAGAGTGAAGATGGATAGTATTGACGAAATACAGAAAGGGAATGTAAAAACTGGATTACAAAATCTAACATATATAACTATGGTATTGGGAGCATCAGGGTTAGTTTCAAATCAAACTAAAAGAGCAATGTTATACGGCCCAGGAGTGGTTACAGGAGATGTAGAACCTAATCAAGTGGCTATTACAGAGGATTTAGAATCTCTTCCTGTAGAAGTATTTGCTAATGCTGTTAAAACATTGGGAATGTCAGAGTACCTAGCGGATCAAGTTGCTTCTGGAAATGTCCTGAAAGGTTTGGGAAGTCTTGTCTCTACTCCAATGGGGATATTTGATAATCTATTTTCATTAGGAAGTGCTGTGTTTGCTGGAGAAGAGGGTATAACTCCAGATGAGAGAGATAGGATTATGAATGTAGGGTGGCTTAAATTATATAATACATACTTTGGATCAGGGTTTGAAAGAATGTTAGCCAGAGAGGAGAAGCTTAAAGAAAGAAGAGAAAGAAAGTGGGAACGTAGATTAGAGGGAATTGAGGAGGCTGTTGGGTATGCTGAAGGAGGTCTTGTTACATCAAACATTCCTTCCCTACTAGAAAGAACTAACAATTCCTAAAGGGGAATAATATGAGTGAATCTGAATTCAGTATGTTACGGGATGATTATAAACAACTCCTGACAATGCTTATGGCAGCAGAGGAAGGGAGGGTGGTTAATAGACAAGCAATAGAGGACTTATCGAATTCTATTGCAGATGTTAAACATATCCTAAAAGAACATATGGAAGATGAAGAAGAACAAATAAGAATAACATCAGAGAATATTAAAACCCTTTCTGAGAGTGTAGGGGTTATGCAGCGTAGTGTTGAGACATTACAACTAAGCCTTCCTAAAGCAGAGGTGTGTGCTTGGGCTGAAGAGAAGATGTATATTCAGAATAAATGGAAGGAGAGAGTTGATGGAGGAATTACAAAACTTATTCAAAGCTCTATTGTTGGAGGGGGATTTGTGTTAGTGATGGTTTTAGTTTATGGGACTATTGAATATGTCAAGAAACATTTCTAAACAATCTCATTTCACAGATGAAGAGTTTGAATGTAGGTGTGGCTGTGGCCTATACATTCCTAATAAGAAATTAAGGGAAGTGTTAGAAGAGTTTAGAGGATTTGTTGGAGTCCCTGTATACATAACTTCAGGAACTAGGTGTGAGAAGCATAATAAGAATGTAGGAGGGAGTGTTAATAGTAGGCATTTAACAGGGGAAGCTGCAGATATTATTGTATGGGCTATGCCTGCACATGACGTGTATGAATATTTTGATAGTAAGTTTCCTAATACATTTGGTATTGGGGAATATGAAAGGTTTGTACATATTGACGTAAGAGACAACAGAGCAAGATGGGGGAAATGACATGAGACTAGATAGAATTAGTAGCACTGGTAATACCCAAGCTGGGGGAGCTGTAACCCTAGATGTCAGTGATGAAGCTATTAATCACCAATTCAGTATTGAAGTTAGTGCTACTCCTACTACAGGAACCCTAACAATTAGTGGGGCTGGTGTTAATAGTGAAACCTTCGTAGATATTGGTACTATCGACCTAACTTCAGCAGACTTAGTTAAGCTAACCTATGGAATGTATGATAAGTTTAAGTTCACTCCAACATCATTTGATGCTGGCAAAACTTATGACATTCATATTTCTTCTTGGGAATAATTAGGGAAGAGTATTATGTATCTATATAAACCTACATTACGTTCTCCAGAGTTGCATTCTCCTACATTGGAGGATGTAAAGGTTTATCAGAATAGAATTGGGAGTTTTGATGGTATTACAGAGGGAGCATTGAATACATTCACGGCTCCCTCCTTAGAACTGTTGTTTGCCAGTTCTGCAAATTCAGATGGTAGCATCACCCTTGATCCAAAGATTACATTCACCCGTGCATCAAGTCGCACAACAACGGA